GGCCCCGCAAGGGGCCCTGGGCGCAGTGCAACGTCAAGGTAACTATGATGGTGGTAAAACATCATTGTTGTTACCTAAGATTGAGAGGATTTACCTCTCAGGACCGTAGGAGCTCTGGTGCCGTTGGGTGAAGTAACACGTCGCCGAGTATTGCCTTTTGAAGGCGCTACTGGCGGGGTGTCTATACAGGAGACCTACTTGAATGTAACGCCCTTTTATCAAAGGACGGTTACTCCAGTAGCTCATTCTGTTTCGACGCTCAACGGGACACAGACTACTGTGTCGTCGAATCATCCTTCTTGGAGGACCCGTGAATCGGGTTCCTTCAAAGGTGATATTGGCGGGCCGTTCTCTACCACAAAGCGTGAATGCATAGGTTCTCCTGTGCAGACCGTTTTGACTGGTGCTAACGGTACGGTAAAGCCGTTCAGTGTATTTACATACATTGGACCTATTTACCCTATGCAGCCGAGCTCGATGGTGTTTCCACCGTCAGTTTCGTCTAGCCCTTCTCAGCTAAATGCTTTGGGGGCTCAGGCGATTGCTCGTTGCAGTCCTGCCAATCCCACCGCGAGTGTAACCACTTTTCTTGGCGAACTAGTGGGCGAGGGTGTTCCCAAGCTCATTAGTTCTGGCCTGAAAGGGCTAGGTCAGATGACTCATCGTCAACGTCGAAAGGCGTTGGCAAAGGAGCATCTGAACTACCAATTTGGGTGGTTGCCATTTGTGTCCGATCTGCGTTCTATCGCGAACTCAGTACTGCATGCTCACAAAATCATTTCTGATTTTGAGAGAGGCAGTGGACACATTACTCGCAGGAAGTATTCGTTTCCACCAATACAGACTCAGACATTTACTACAGCTAAGGATCCAGCTAACCCTTATGGGCCTGGAGCCGGTGCTCTGTATTTGTCTCCGTCTGTATCTGGCAAGGTAATTAGGACTGAGAAAACCTCTATTCAGAGGTGGTTCTCAGGTGCCTTCACGTACTATGTCCCACCTCCTGATTCACTCAGGAATGAGATAGCACGTGGAGTCATCCTATCCAGGAAACTTCTTGGATTGGACCTAACTCCAGATTCTGTCTGGAACCTTGCCCCTTGGAGCTGGCTAGTTGATTGGTTCAGTAATACCGGTTCTGTTATACAGAACTGGTCTGACTGGGCAATTGACAACCAAGTGATGCTGTATGGTTATATGATGGAACATAGTGTCCACTCATATACCTATACCTACACGGGGCCTACAGGCTTTAAGTCTGCAGCCTCGCGTCCGACCGACTTTACTCTCGTCACTGAGACGAAGCAACGTCGGCAAGCATCGCCTTACGGCTTCGGAGTTTCTTATGAAGCTTTGTCGCTTCGTCAGAAATCCATCCTTGCTGCCCTTGGAATTTCCAAGTGGAAGTAAGAGACGTTGTGCCGCGTTATCAACGCCAATTGGAGTCTAACCGGGCTCCTAGGAGTGATGCTCATGTCGTTCACCGAGCCGCTTTCGCTCGTCGTCTCAGGCGTTACCACCTCCCTTCCCCGTACCGGGGTTGAGGAGAACGGTAGCGAGTACCTGAGCGCCGATGGCTTGCGTCAGTTGTCCGCATCCCATGACTATGGGAAGCGGACGCGCAGGCTGCTGCGACTCGACTCCTCGAAGGTTACCGCCGATCCGTTCAAGCCTGCGGAAAACGTGAA